AAGCGGAGCAATTGCAACTGGTACATGGAATGCATCTGTTATTAGTGCTTTATATGGCGGTACTGGAGTTGCAGGCACTCTTACTGGTGTTTTATATGGAAATGGCACAAGCGCGCATACTGTAGCAACTGCTGCGCAATTGGTTTCGGCAATTGGATCAACTGCGGTCACAAATTCTACAAATACAACAAATGTATTAGGTGGCGCTGCCAATCAAATTGTTTACAACACAGGATCAGGCGCGACTAGCTTTATTACTGCACCATCAAGCGCAAGCGCTTATCTTGGTTGGGATGGATCTTCGTTTGTTTGGGGAACTCCTGCTGGAGTAGGCACAGTTACTAGCGTTGGTTTATCGTTGCCAAGTATTTTCACAGTTTCAGGAAGTCCTGTAACTTCAAGCGGTACATTAACTGGATCTCTTGCAACTCAGTCGGCAAACTTAGTATTTGCTGGGCCATCTAGCGGATCTGCTGCTGCTCCAACTTTTAGATCATTAGTTGCTGCAGATATTCCTGCTCTTTCTTATGCACCTACGGCTGGATCTACTAGCATTACAACGCTTGGCACAATTACTACTGGAACTTGGAATGGTTCAGTTTTAGGTGCTGCGTATGGTGGCACAGGCGAAGCTGGAACATTAACTGGCATTTTGTATGGAAATGGTACTTCAGCCCATACTGTGGCCACAAATGCTCAATTATTAACTCTGCTAGGAACTTTAGGAATTGCCAATGGTGGTACAGGACAAACTAGTTTTACTGATGGTCAAATTCATTTTGGATCATTTTCTACATCATCAAATTTATTTTGGGATTCAACAAATAATAGATTAGGTGTTGGAACTTCTAGTCCAACATCTGCATTATCTGTTTATCATTCTTCTAGCACTACTGCAACTGCTACAGTAGGAAACAATAGCGGTTCTAATGGTGGTGGATATGCTATTCAAGCTATTAGCAGAGCAGATAATGGCGGTGGAGCGCAAACAGGATATTGTTTATATGCTTCTGCTCCTTATGATGGAACTAATGTAAGGGGCAATACTTATTCGTTAACAACTTATGGCTTATATGTTGATGATTTATATGGTTACTATGGTAAAAATACACAATATGCAAACTGGGGTGTTTATGTAAAAGGTGGCGCACAAAACTATTTTGCTGCTCCAGTTCTTTGTGGATATACATCATCAAATGGTGCATATCAGCTTCAAGTTAATAGTCAAATATTTGCAACTTCACCAACTATTGCAACTTCAGACGCAAACTATAAAACTAATATAATTCCTATTTCAAATGCATTGGAATTAGTAAATTCATTAAATCCAGTTCAATTTAATTGGAAACCTCATCCAATTCATAATTTTGATACAGTTAATCCAACAACAGGATTTTTAGCTCAAGATGTTAAAGCTGCAATGTCCAATTTGCCGTTTGTAAATAGCATAGTTAAACAAAATACTTGTGTATTACAACAAGAAACATTAACAACTCCTGCGGTTACTGAAGAATTTTTAGGAATTGCTGAAGGAAATATGATTGCTATTTTAACTGCAGCATTAAAAGAATTATCTGCAAAATTTGATGCTTATGTTGCATCTCATCCATAAAGGTAAATTATGACAATTTCATACTTACAATTTTTTGAGCCAAAAGTTTTAACTACTTCTGATCAAACAATATATACAGTGCCAACAAATCCCACCACAAATTTATTAAGAGGTGGTCGAGTGCGATTTGCTAATTCAAGTGCATCTGCAGTTCAAATAACTGCTTATGCAGTTCCTTCAGGATCAACTGCTGCTTCACCTGGTAATGTATTTGCTCCAAATATTAGCGTACCAAGTAATGCTTTTATTGATGTTGATGTACCTTTATTGGGGCCAGGAGATAGCATTCAGGCTTTAGCAGGAGTTAATGCAGCAATTACTATGAGTGCAATTAATGGCGCAATATTTAGCTAAATTTGTCACTTCGGTCATGCGGGATGATCGAGTTTGGAATGCGGTACGGATTGATGGAATATCTAAAGAACAACTTGGATATAGAGAAAACGAGATTTATTTTGCCAATGAATATGGATTTGTTATGTTTAGAAATTTAACCCCAACAACCAAAGAAGTACATATTGCCATGCTTAAAGGGGCAAAAAATGTTGATTCTTTCTTTAAAGAATGTCTTGAAAAGATGAGAAAACTGGGAGCAACTAAATTTGTAGGAACTATTGGCGAATGGAACAAACCTGCTTTAAAATTGGCAAAAAGATGCGGTTTTTGCGAAGAAGGCAGGATTTCTAAAGCATTTTTGCGTGATGGTCAATATCATGCGATGGTAATGATGGGGAGCGAATAATGAGCTTTATAAGTAATGCAATCGGAGATATTTTAGGCACAAACCAGCAAGCTAGCGCTGCTCAATCGGCAGCTAGTACGCAGGCAAATGCTCAACTTCAAGCTCAACAACTTCTTCAGCAAAATCTTGCGCCATATTCTTCAATTGGTACGGCAGTTTTACCTCAATTATTAAGCTCTTTGGGTTATAACGGTACTTATGGTGCAAATGGCAATTTGACTGGTATTTCAGGTTCAGGATTTCAATTTAATCCTAGCAATTTGGCTTCTACTCCTGGTTATCAATTCACCCTTCAGCAAGGGCTTAAAGGTATAAATAATCAGGCTTCATCAACTGGTTTAAATCAATCAGGCGCGCAACAAAAAGGCATCGCCAACTATACAACTGGTTTGGCTCAAAATACCTACAATCAGCAATATGCTAATGCTTTAAGCACTTATATGACTAATGCTGGTCAATTAGGAAGCCTGCTTAATCTTGGTCAAAACGCTGCTGCTGGTGTTGGTCAAGGAGCTTATAACTCCACGACTGCTGCTGGAAATGCTATTGCTCAAGGTCAAATTGCTGCTGGTCAATCAGGCACAAATGCTATTCAAGGCGCTTTAGGTCTTGGCCTTGGTGGTGCAGGCATTTATTCATTATTGGCTGGAAGTGGTGGCGCTGCTGCTGCCGGTGGCGCTGCTGCAAGTGCATCTTCATTAATTCCGACTGCATTATCAATTCTTGGGTCTGATTCAAGAATCAAACAAAACATTAAATTTCTTGGTGTTAATAAAAAGGGCATTCGTATCTATGAATATGAATATAAGCCTAAATTCCACAAAAAATGGGGCATTGGCAAATTTATTGGCGCAATGGCTCAAGAAGTTGAAAAAATCATGCCTGAAGCGGTTTTATCCGATTCCGATGGTTATAAATTAATCAATTACGCTTTGTTAGGGTAAGGAATCAATATGCCATTAAATTTACAAACGATTGATCCAAGCATCATTCCCACAAAACAAAATTTGCCTGATTTTGGTGCGATTCCTGCTGGAATTAGCCAAATAATGAACATTCAAAAAAATAAAGTAGGAATCGCTCAAGCGCAACAACAAATGGCTGCTAATCAAGCAGTTTCATCGGCTATTCAGCAAAATACAGATCAAAATGGGAATGTCAATATTCCGCAAATCATGCAGGCTTTATCGCAAGATCCTAATGCTGCCTACAATCTTCCGCAAATTGGCACTCAATTGCAACAAATGGAAGGCGCTAAATATACGGCTTTAAATGCCAAAATCGACAATGCGCGCAAAGAAAACGACTACTGGAACGCTCGTCTTGGTGGTTTAATGCAAAAAGGTGACAAAGTCACCAAAGATGACATCCTAAACGAGATGGCTCATGCCATGACGCGCGGTGTTTTATCTCCAACGGCTGCTCAGCAAGAAGTTCAAAGCATTCCTGAAGATCCAAAACAATATGGTGCTTACGTCAAGCAACACTATTTGGCAACTCAAGATAATGCTCGTCAAATTGAATTATTGACTCCAAGCCAAGAAATTATTGATCCCTCTACTGGTGCTAAGCGTTTGGTTAGCAAAGCCGAGCTTTTAGGAATCACAGGCGGTCAAAATCTTATGGGTGGTGCAAATGCTCAAGGTGGCGCACAAAACTCGCCTATGGGCGGTCAAAATCAATCCACAGGCGGTTTTCAAACAACTCTTGGCCCTGGACAACAAGCTGCATTGACAACTGGTGGAACAAATCAAGCCAATGCTGCTCAAAATCTGCATGATGTGGCTGCCGATGTGCCTATTCGCATCAATTATCTTGAGCAGGCTCGCGAGAATTTGGCTAATCCTAATGTACAAACTGGCCCAGGCACAGATTGGCGCAATCAAATGAAATCATTTATGAATTCACTTGCTCCTGACGTTGTCGAAAAAGTCGCTGGAAAAGACTTCAAGGGCGAAATCAAGGATTATGACGAATTCAAGAAGATTATGACCAACTATGCATCTTTGGCTTCCGCAGGCCTTGGAACTGGCACAGATGCTCGTTTGAACGCTGCTTTGACTGGTAATGCTAATCCATCGATCTCCAAATTGGCAAACGAGGACATTCTTACCAAGAACATTGCCATTGAGAAAATGCGTCAAGCTCAAGATTACGCTTGGCAAAATTCAGGCACTCCTGCTGACCAATTTAACAAGTGGCAGTCACAATGGAATAAACAAATCAATCCTGATGCATTCGTGTTTTCAGTAATGACTCCTGCGCAACAAAAGAGCTTTATTGAACGTCAAAATGCTGCCGGTACGTTGCCTAAATTCAAGAAGGATTTAGTCAATATGGTTAAACAAGGTTTCTTAGAAGCACCAGGACAATAATATGGCCGATCAAGATCTTTCTGAAGATTCGATTTTTAGTTCTTTTCTAAAAACTCCCCTTCCTTTGGCGAAAGGAACTGCTCCTGCTGATGCGAAAAGCCCAAGAGTTGCAGCAGATGCAAACAATCCAAGCGGGATATTGCTTGGAAAAGACGAATCAGGCAGACCGATCTATAAATCCTACAAAAAACCCGAGGATGGTGTTTTTGACACTCAGGCTTTAGCAGGCACTTATTTGGCTGGCCAAGGCGCAATGAAAGGTCAAAAGATCACTCCCGAGAGTTTAGTTGGCACTTGGGTCAATGGTGATCCGACAACTGGTTCAAGCGTTCAGGGCGGTAAATACGTACAAACCCTTAAAAAAGAATTAGAAAGCGCAGGGGTTAAATTAAACGCAGACGGAACAATTCCAAACATACCCGAAGCAAACGCTGCTTTTACTCGCACCCTCATTACGCATGAAGCTGGCGCTCGCGCAAAAGACTTTTTGCCTCATGTCAGCGCAAACGTAGATCAAGACGTTGAGAACCAATTTAATGCTTTTGTTAAGCAACCTACTGGCGCGACTCCACAGTCATCTGTTACCGTTACTGGCGCAAATAATGAGCCATTGCAACAAGCCAAGGACGTTGTTGGCAATCCATCGGACTTTTTAGCTGCTGCTGGCCATCATATTGCTGCGCCTTTGCATGGCGGTGCAAATTTGCTCGAGCAATTATTGGCATCCGGTGTCAATAAAATCGCTCCAAATAGTGATATTGCCAAACTCATTCAAAATGCTGCGAATGCTGACGTAGAGGCTACAAAAGCATGGGAAAAGCAATATCAAGCCCAAACCCCAACTAATGCTGCATCGCTTGCTGGTGCAACGATTGGCGAGGTTTTGCCTGCTTTGGCAACTGGTGGCGGTTCGATGATTACCCAAGGTGGCGAACAAGCTGCTAATTTGGCTGTACGTTTAGGATTGCAAGAATTTGGCCAAGGCGCTGCTAAGTTAGGCGGTCAAGCTGCAGGAAGTGCGGGATTATCAACACTTTATGGTTTAACTCAACCAACTTTAGGCGAGCAACCATTTTGGCAACAAATCGCTCAAAACGCTCAAACTAATGCGGGTGTTGGCGCTGCTATTCCTTTGGCAGTACCAGCAGCAGGAAAAGTTGGTCAATATTTAGGCAATGTTGCAGGCGCTGCAATTAATCCATTTACACAAAATGGCGCGGAAAATATCGCTCAAAACATCCTTAATAAAGCTGCAAGCAATAAAGGAATTAATGCAGTCAATCAAACAATCGTGCCTGGATCTACTCCGACATTGGCTGAACTTGCCAATAATGCTGGTGTAAGCACTTTGCAACGCTCAATTCGCGATATTAATCCTGAACCTTTTGTTGCAAGAGAACAAGCAAATGCAGAAGCAAGATTGAATTTCTTTAATAAAGCTGCAGAAAATCCAACAGTTTTAAATGAAGCAATTAATGCTCGAGATAAAGCTGCTAATGAACAATTAAGCGAATTATGGGCTAATAAATCAAATGTTAATCCAAAGCCAGTATTAGATAAGATTGATTCAATTTTAAATGGTGCAGGCGGTGAAAGATCGTCTGTTAAAACCGTTCTTAATGATGTCAAATCTAAATTAGAAAATCCAAAAAATACAGATCCTGAATATTTATATGAATCTGTCCGAAAACATATTGGTGATTTGCTTGATCCTCGCGCTGCTAAAGAAAATCCTGCTGCTCAACAAGCAAGTAGAGAATTGCTTACAGTTCAAAGTGAGCTTGATAAAGTAATCAATAACGGAGTTCCTGATAAGGGATTTGACAAGTATTTAGAGAATTATTCTGATTCATCAAAAGATATTGATGCAATGAAATTGCTCCAAGGTTTAAAAATTACCGATAATTTTGGCAATATTTCTCTTGGAAAAATTAATAATGCAATTAATGACATCGAGAAGAAGATTGGATCTCTTG